ATACCGTGTCTCGGGAGTGATTGGCATGGACTTCCTGTTTGAAAATTGGGACCAGTAAGTTAACCCGCATGCAAACTCCTTGGAGGTGTGTATTCTTCCCTTCTCAGCTCCGTTCCTGATCATGCACTGGTAGTACGCTTGTTTAATGGGAATGCCTCCTGTAAGGCTTATGCCTGCCTCTCCTACAGCTCGACACCACTTCCTGGCCACGTTCCGATTATAGAACGGGTTGATGGAATAGGCGTCTTTGCTCATGGAGACGGTAGGATTTCTGACCATCATGTATTGTTTTCCGTCGAACACAGGCTTCATCTGGCAAAACTCGATATGTTCTGTTATGTAGACCGTAGGTTCAGCAACAATTTCAAACCCGTAACTCATAAAGTGTGAGTAGATACGTTCCGCTACGTGTACCCCATCGACCTCCGAGCAGATTAGTACGTTGTCGTCCCCATTATTCACGAGCTGGGCATCAATCCCTAGCTGATCTACAAGGTCTTTTGCCATTAAGGCTGCCAAAATGCAGTTTCCTAGTGAGGTGTTCATGTCGCCAGACATTCTTTTACCTTCCACGGAATATTTGAACATACCATCGGATGCATAAGCTGTGCCTTTGTTGTGTATTTGCCATCGCAAGAGTTGCACAAGCTCCTCTGGATACCCGTGGATTGCATTGTATATGCTGTGTTCGAATCTGAGTGCGTCTACACTTACGTGTTGATCGAATCTTGAGGCATCAAACCCAATTGCACATGGTTTGGTGTATTTACACATTTTCTTGTGTATTTCCTGCCCCATAGCTTCAACGCTCATTCCCTTGAATATTGTTTTGCCACCCCACAACTTGTCAATGGCTTTATATATTGGGTGTTCGATGTGTTTTAAGTATTTCCCCAATCTAACGTTGTATCGTGGGTGACGGGGTTGGATAACCCGTGGGCATGGGTCAGGTTTAAGGGTGAGGTTGAGTTTTTCGGCTTTGACGAACGTTTTGAGATTTGCGTCTCGTTGGCTCACTGGAGTGTCCTTGAGGGAATCGACTGCCCTAGTATAAGTGGCCAGCTTTGGACCATCATAGTAGGACAGGAACTTCTCATCCGTGATTGGAGCTTTCCGGCCGACGCTATGTACTAGTTCGCGCTTATATTTCTTTAGCCGCTTAAAGATCCCTGGAGTTGGTTCTGGGGCGGGTATGAATGCTGGGTCAAGTTCGGGATCATATGTGGGTTTGTAATTCTTGACCATGAATACCCTTTCAGCTAAGCCCCTCTCTAGATTCAGAGCGCTGTTGTTGTGGACACCGAATTCGTACTGGTCTCCTAAACCAGCAATACGATACAGCTGCCTG